GGAACCCAGCCTGCCGGCGGAGGACATGGGAGTTGCGGACGGACACCGCCAAGGACACGACGCGGAGCTCTGCTCCAGCGCCGGGGTCAGCCCCCAGAACGATCGACGTACCGACCAGTGACCAGTCTGCAGTCTCTTGGTAAACCCCGTCGAGGAACACCAACAACTTGTCGGCCGCCCCAGGGTCTTCACCCAGGTCGTATGTCAGCACCCCGGCCGACGTAGTGGCCGTGTACTCCTTCGACACAGTGTCAGCAGCGATGTCATCCGAGATGGCCGAATAGACGTCCGACGTGACGGTCGTAAGCAGGGCAGCGGTGGAGGTGTCGGCGGCGTCAGTGGCAGCGTCCACGACGGATGCGGCGGTGATCCGCTGCTCTACGACCGAACCCACTGGGAAGTTCAGCGCTGATGTGCCCTCAGCCGCCCGTACAGCGATGAGGCTATCGCCTACGCGGGACGTGACCCGGACGATCTCATAGGCGCCCGAAGGGGCCAGCAGCGTGGCGTAGAAGTGATCCGAGACACCAAGTGTCGGGAATAAGTCGCCCTCGCCCGTCTGCAGCGTGATGGTGTAGTCGTTAGCAGAGACGGCCGCCGCAAGTGTACCCCGGGCTCTGTTGTTGAGGACGATCGCCATGCTGCTCTCCTATACAACGACCCGCAGGTCGCCAGTGCTAGTCTTGTACGCCCGCCCAACAGCCAGGCCGCCGGCAACTGCCGCGGCATTATCAGCATAGGTAGGGACACCACTGTAGTCGGCAGTCGGGATGGACGTTGCGAACAAACTGGTGAACACCGCAGTGGCCGCATCATACGCAACATCGGACACAGCCTGGGCAGTCACACGGAGCTCAACGACCGTACCCGCAGGGAAGCTAACCGGAGTTGTACTTTCAGCCCCGCGTACAACCGTTAGGGTATCTACCGCCCGGGCAGTCACCTTCACGATCTCATACACACCGGACGGGGCCAGCAGGGTGGCGTAGAAATACTGCGACGCACCCAACGCTGGAAACACAGCACCTTGACCGGCAGTTAGGTACAGCGACGTATCTGTACTAGCAATGCTGCTAGCCAGGGTGCCGCGGGCTCGGTTCTGGAGGACTACAGGCACTACGGAACTCCTAAGCGAACGGCCGCATCTGGACGGACATGGAGCCCCGGGCGTTGCCCAGGTTGGCTCGTGCGCGTCGCTGCGCTACCTCTACGGCGAACTGCTGTGCATGGTACCGAGCCTTCTCGGCGCGCATGGAGGCAGCCCTTGAATCCGACACGTCGGCACCAACCCACGTAGTACCTGGCGTCGTCATAATCTCGTGGAGGGCGCTGTGGTAGATAGCGTCTTCGAGCTCATCGAAGACAACCTCGGGGAGGCCGGTGGCGGTCCGGGTCGGCCGCAGCGCGTAGAACATCCGCAGCCGGTAGGTCTGCTCGGCGTCGGGCAGTGGCAATACCACGAACTTGTCTGGTGTAAGCTGACATACCGCCCGGGGCGTAGACCCATCGGTGGTCGAAGCCTCAGATGTAGTGTACCCAGAAGGGCCATCGAATGGTGCCTCATCGAACTCCGGCATACCCACTAGGGAGCCGCCGGCGCTAGACCACAGGGATGCAAACGCCTCGCCGCTATACAGGTCAGCCCAAGCTGGGTAGCGCTCCAGCGCCTGCTCTAGCGTGATCCGATCCAGCGGGTAGTCGTTGAGGTATGCGCCGAATACAGCATGTACATCCGAGTCCGCGGGCTTGGCGTAGTCATAGATATGGACGCCCGGGTCCAGGGTGCGCAGCGGCTCGGCGTGTCGCCACAGGAGCGTGCGCTCACAGGCACGGATCGCCGCACGGCTCAGGGCCTGCTCGATAACCGGCGTAGGGCAGTGCTGCGCGTGCAGCGTCACCCTATCCAACAGCGAGGTGTAGGCCCGTGTCGCCATCAAACAGCCTCCGTCCGAGACAGAGCAGAAGCGGAGTCGCTAAGCTCTCTAGCCTCAAGACCCAGTTTAAGCCCTTCGAAGAAATTCTTCAAGGCTGCATCTGCTTGGCCCGAAGTGGCATACTCGTCATCGGCCGCCATGACCATGGCTACGACACCGTCGATGATGACCGGCGAGTACACATCCTTTGGTGCAGCGATCGTATCCGACACAGCGTAGGTAGAGGGGGCCTGAGCGTACTCTACAGTCACCGTAGCCCCAACAGGTGGCGGAGGATACAGGAAGAACAACGTGGGGTTGCGGACATGCCGCATGTAGTTCACCGGCTGCGCCGGCGAAGCGCTGCGCCAAGTTGGCGCAGACCGGTCCATCATGTCGCGGGAGACTTCGACCACCGCCCGACCATCTACCGCATGGACATCAACGAGCCGGATCGCGTCGGCCGGCAACGTCTGCGTAGCATCCGCCGACACCACTGTGATATCAGTCACCAAGGCAAACAGGTCCGGCCGGATCATAGCCATACGGCGCAGAACCTGATTGACGTACCCTAGGAGGTAGTCATCAGAATACCGGTAGGGCGCGCGGGTGTCCTGGACCAGCTTGCGTACCTCGGCGATGATATCAGCTGGCGTCACTCAGGCAGCCCCCGGGAAGCGTCCTCACGAATCTCGATATCGACGGAGCTCTCTTCCTCCGCAACATCATCAATGTCCGTGAACAGATCGAGCTGCGGCTCAGCCGCCTTCTTCTTGCGGGTAGCGCGCCGCCTCTCGGCCGTCTTGGCCGGGAAGGCGTCTTCTTCCGACACCTCAACGCACTTCGCGTTGGCCGCCAGGATGGGATTCCAACGGTATATCGTGCCGTCGGCGGTGTTCTTGAGGTATTTCTGCGTCATATGTAGTTACCACTTCACCTTGTCAGCCCAATACGCCGCGCTCATCTTACCCTTGGCGATGTTCTTGGCGTGGCGGGCTTTGAATGACTTACGCCGGTTGGCGTATGCCTTAGATTCACCGGCTTTCTTGGGCGAGCCGGACACACCCTGCTGACCGAAACGGATTACCTTCTCCTTGCCCCCAGAGCAAGCCTTCACGACGTGGGACTTGGTCGGGTGCTTGGGGGTGCGCTTCGGCTTGTTGCAAGCCATCTTCGACTTATCGACGCGGGTCGCCATCAGGACTTCCTCTTCTTAGCGGTTTTCGCAGAGTCGCGGAACGCCTTTTCAGACGGAGCACCCTTAGCCCCAGGCTTACGCATCTTCTCGCCGCTGCCGGCCTTGATCCGCTTCCGCTTCGCGTGGATGTTAGCGTAGAGCCCAGGCTTAGACATCAGGCTATAACCCCCTTAATCACCATGAACCGGACGGTGAGCTGTTCTGTGGCTGTGGCGGAGTTATTGGTGTTGTGTACTACAATATCGCACGCCCCCGCGGCAACTCGCAGAACACCGACATCATACGCAGATGTCGTCGGTCCGGTGCCGGCGGCAGAATCACCAACCAAGCAGACTTGGACCATGTCGGTAGCCCCAATCGTGCTGTTGGTTAGCGTAAACCGCTGGGAATTGAGTCCCGGAATAGATGCAGATACCAGGGTGATATCGCCGCAAATCTTATCCAGCGTCACACCCGTCGTGCGGCTGGTAAGCTGCGTAACAGTCCCGCCGACGCCTGCTCCAGCGTACCCGAAAGACTGGCTAACCTGCAGCTCATCAACTTCGATGAGTGTCACGCCGGTGAACGACCCGGTCATAGTGACGCCGGAGATACTACCGCCTGTGATGCTGACGGCGTCGCTGTCTTGCGTAGCAATCGAACCGAGACCCAGGTTCGTCCTAGCGGCGGCGGCATCAGACGCGCCGGTGCCACCGTCGGCAACAGCGAGGTCCGTGATACCAGTAATCGTACCGCTCGTGATATTCACCCGCGGTAGGTTGGTGACGTACGAAGCGCCCGGGGCGATGGTAATATTTTGGTCGGACGAAAGGGTAAAAGTCCCCCCGAGCACCGCAATCGCCCGGTTGGAAATTGTTAAGTTATCGGCAAACACCGCCGACACGCTACCGAGTTTTAACGTGGTTACGGCGCCATCGCCGCCGCGAACTAGGTTCGGCGTACCTGTGACACCCTCACTAATGTGCAAGAGTTGCTGGTAGGTCTCTTTAATCGGCTTATCAACCAGATTGGTAGCCATGGAACCTCCATCGGTGGATGGGGGCCGAAGCCCCCATCACCTTAGTTGCAGTCAACGACCAGCGCCCAGAGCCGCATCACAGCTGCGTCAGCAGCGTTCACGGTCTTGACGTCGATCGTGTCGGCGGCAGCGTAATACTTACCGGCAGAATACCCCGTCACAGTGTTCGGAGCACCTTCGGTAAGGGCCAGGGCGGAGGCGTAGGATGCAACGGTATTAGCGTCCACACCATCCAGGTAGCCATCAGCCGCAGAGCCATCGCCGATGTCGATGGTCAGCGTACCGCCTTCGGCAGTCGTCACATCCAAACCGACAGCCATGACGTAAGTCTTGGCCGGCAGTTGAATGACTTCAAGGACGTCGCCGGAGGTCAGCGCCGTAGCACCAGCCGCCGCACGCGCCGCCGCAATCGCAGCGAAGTCGAGCTCCACTTCGATCTTGGTGACGGCCCGGGTGCCTTCGTACGGGTACGCAGCCGCGGTACCCTTATTGAAGCCGAGAGAGTCGGTGTAGGTCGGCATATGCGTCTACCCCTTACGAGAAGCTGATGACAGCGGTGGACAGAGCCTCAGGCTTCACGACCTTGTAGCCGTACACCTGGAGGCCGCGGACCACGTTGCCGAACGTGCGCTCGGACCGGATGGTCTCCATCTCCGTCATCTGGGACGCGAAGGTGAAGCCCATCTTGTGGCCGGCAATGATGCTGTACTCGCCACCGCTGACATACAGGTTGTGCGAGACATAGATCGTGAAACGATCAATCATGCCGAGCCGGCCGTTGCGCAGGACCGAGGTGCTGTCGCCGGAGAGCGACGCATCCCGCAGTTCCGACTTCTTGATGAGGTTAGCCATCTTGGCCGGGATCACGATGAAACGATCGCTCTCCGGCGCGTTGGCCTCATCAAGGACCGTGCCCATATCGACGATCAGATCGACGACCGAAGTGGTCGAAGAAGCACCATCGCTGGTGACGGTCAGCGGAGTGCCGGTGACGCCCAGGTTGAACGAAGCGGACTTCGCACCTGCGGCAGCACCCTTGTTCAGGGCGTCGACATCCGGCAACAGATCAGTCAGCACACGCTGGTCGATCTTGATCTTCATCCGCTCGGATGCGTCCTTAGACCACATGTCCATCAGGTTGACGTCGGACTGAACGCGGTCAATATCATCCTCGACAACCGCGAAGTACTCACCCTTGTCGATCAAGAGCTGCAGCTTCGGCTTGTCCGGGTGCTCCACATCGAGGACCTGACCCTTGACGTAGTCGCGGATCGTGATCTCCGGCGTGGTGCGGATGTTCACCGTGTCACCGTACTGACGGATTTCGCCTTCGTAGTCGGTGTTGGAAATGGCTGCGAGAACGGTACTATCGTAGAAGTTCTCGATCAGCTTGCCGCTCCAAATCTCCGGGATGAAGTTCCCAGAGTAATTCGGGCGACCACCAATGGACGGGTAGCTCATACCCTATCTCCTTGATTAGCCGTCTGTGATACGACCATCTCGCTGTGCAGCGAAGATGTCGCGCTCGATTCGCTTACGCTCATCATCGCGCCCCTTGTACTTGCCGGTCCTTACGTCACCATAGAAGGTGGCGATATCGGAGCGGGAGTAGGTCTTATCAGACCCAGGGGCAGACTGACGGGCGCCGCCAGACCGGCCACGGCCGGGAGCAACCTGGCGAGACAACTCATCCGCAGAACGCTGGCCTCGGGCCGGCGCTTGCCCTTCCGGTTGATAGCCAGGCCAACCCGTGAAGAACGCCGCAACACGCCTGGCATCCAGGTTCCGCTGCGCATCTTCGAGGTATGTCTGCCGCGAGATACCAGTCAGAGGATCAATCTCAAGCAACCAAGACTGGAAGTCCTGGTTATCGTTCGTAGTCTTCCAGTTCGGTACGCTAGCCTGCAACTCAGACCAGAATGCCTGTTCAGACGACACAGCCTGCCGCTGCGAGAGCTGATTGACCTGCGGCACCAGCTGCGACTGCAGCGAAGTGACCATGTTGCGCAGGTCAGAAATCTCACGTTGGTAGGCTGCAGCCTCCTCCTTGGCGGCCCGGCGCATGACGTCGATGGACTCGCCATACTCGTCTACGTCGCGCTGCGTGATATAGGTCGGCTGGGCAGGAGCCTCGCCCGGGTTATCGGCCGGCGTCTGAGACGACGACACTGTGCCGAGCAACTGCTCCATCTGGTCCAGGCGCTGCTTCAGCTCGCGGTTCTGCGCATGGAGACGCGGGACCTCAGCGTTATACATACCCTGGAGGGAACGATACTTCTGCTCAAAATCCTCTACCTTGGCCGGAGCTTCCTCCGGGGCGGCATCGGCCTGGCCAGCTTCATCCTCGACAGGAGTATCTTCGGCATCGTCTACGACCGCAGTGTCGTCGGTGGCATCGGCCCCCGCGTTCTGGCTGGCGTAGAACTTGTCGATGGCTTCTCGTTGGGATGCAAGCTGTGCAGGAAGGTTCATGTTACGCTCCTAGCGGTGTGCGTTTTCAGGGGCGCTGCGGACGAGGTCGGAGACCTCTTTGAGAACCTGGCACCGCCCCTGAGCAAGTGCAGTGTTCCCAGCGGCATAAGGCAACGCACCTAGCTCCTTGGCGTACCAGTCGTCCAACCACTGGACGATCTCTGGGTGCCGCCGGGAAGCTGAGGCCAAAGCCTTAACCACATCTTGTGAGGGCCGCGTCATACCGCTTGCCCTGTATCTTGGTTTGCTACGGTGTTCGTCTGCTGCTGCGCAGGCTCAGCCGAGGGGGACCCGCCGCCCCCGGCGCTCATTTGCGTTGCTGCGGCTGCAGCACGCTGACGCATTTGGACAGACATTTTGTCGCGAGACGGTACCAGCTGGTCAGCCGGCATCTGCAAGCCTTTAGCAATCTCACGCAGGATAGCCGCACGCCCCTCAACGCCGATGATCTCCATATCGACTGGATTAGCAGTCGCATTGAGGAACTCAACTCGGCGGACATTGGTCGTCTCCTTAACAGCAAGATTCACCGCACCGCGCGGTACGATATCGACATCGCCCTTGATCGACTCATCCTCGTCGTACCGCATGTTGTAGACGAACTGCCGATGCACGATCGGATAGATGATGTCCGCGTCGATGTGCATGACCACCTGGCGGATGCCCTTGCCGGCAGAGCCCATCAGCATGGAGAGGCCCGAAGCCGTACGCCCAGCGCCCTGGACGTCGAGGTCGCCATACACGTACGACGGGATACCCGAGTGGTCGTCAGCGAGCCGCGAGAACCGGTCGTAGACCGCCATGAGCTCGCCTGCACGGGAGTCAGGCTGGGCGAACCGCACCGCCGGCGCACTGGACCCGGCCGGGTCCTGCTGGACCTGCCAGATTTTCCACGGGTGCATGTTGGTGAGGTCTTCGTTGGGCGGCAGCCGGTCGATGTTGACCTCCACCTGCGGCCCAGAGGCCAAGCCCATGTTGTTCACCAACGCCCGGGCGGCCGCATTGCAGATGTTCTGCAGGTCCTCGATGATCTCCGGGATGCCGCTGCCCCAGAGTGACCCCGGCCGCTTTATGAACGACGACTTCGCATACGGCTTCTCGCCGAGCGGGTCGTAGTTGAGCACAGCCTTGATGACGTAGTTGCCAACGACCCACACGTTGGCGTCATACTCTTTGGCCTCGTCGGGGACCTCGTCTTCTTCAAGCCCCCACTCACGCAGCATAGCGCCGCTGACCTTGCCCCAGAACTCCAGCGCATCGAACGTGTCGGTGGGGGTGTTGTAGGCGTAGTATTTCCGCTCCAGCTCTTCCTTCTGGAGCTCTACGTCCTCGCTGATCCACGACTGGCCATTGCCAAACTCCAGCACTTTGCGGATGGCATCGTCGTCGTAGCCCGGCACACCGATCAGATCGGCGAGCTGCGTGCGCGTCAGCGGATGATGCTCGAACAAGTACCCATCAGACAGCCGGGCCACGCCCGGCTCAGGATAGATGTTGA